CCTTCACTGCCTTGAATGGAAATACCAGTGGGAACTTGTCCCAGTATGGTAGGGTCTCTTTGTTCTTGGCATCATACATAAACATATACATGTTGCCTGGAATGATAGTTGTCTTGGCAGCACTCGGGTCATTCTTCAGCATCTTGTTTGGTGTGATGCCTTTCTTGGACAATAGTAATGCCTGCTGCTCGAACCATGCAGTCGATTTTTTAGAGATGTTTCGGTCGAACCGATATTTCTCGAATATGTCTTGTAGTGAATTATTGTTTGCCATATACTATTTATTCGATAATCCTAAATGATGCTCTGTTAATATGATAAATTCCCAGTTTCTGTCTTTGGCATATCGTTCTGCCGCTTCCCACTTTGCTCTATTCTTGAGATATGTACCTGCCTCAATAAGAAACCGTTTGGTCTTTTGTGCCTTTGGTTTGGGTGGCACTGTCTGCGCAGCGGGTTTAATTTCTACCAACCAAGTCTTTAGGGTGCCATCCTTGCCCTTGATCTGAATCTTAAAGTCCACGAAGTATCTATGCGCTCTATTATCTGTGGGGCATACATAGGGTATGATGGTTTCCTCGGAGGACCACTTTACCACACTTGGGTTGGCGTCGACCCAGTTCATAAATCTTAATTCCCAACTACTACGGAACAGCACATTAGTGGGGTTTCCTGCATATTTATCTGGGTTCTTTATTGTATAGACACCCTGTAAATATTTTCGATTTTTTGAGATAGGCATATGAAACGGTAATAAATATAAGGTACAACTATTTATAATAGGAACATCATGGCAATCCCAGCAGTTGGAGCAGGTGGCGGCTTTACCGATACTCGTAGCAAGCCCACTACACCCCCAGATGACAAGAAAGATACATCCAGTTCGGAGTTTAAATCTAAACCATATACCCCCAGAGGAATCGCAAGCACCTTTGACAGTAACAAGTATACGGCAGCGACAATCAAACAATTCCCATCTGACCTATTAAGTAACAAGGGACAATATGGTGGTAACTGGGTTGCCTTTTATATCAATGTGGTTGAAGGATCTAAACTAATAAAGACGGCATTGGCCACGGTCACAACTAATGATACTCCATCAATGCGCAATAATCTAGATCCTTCTGGGACAAATGTTATTAACACTTGGGATGCTGCCATACAAACTTCAGTGGCTGCAGGTATAACAACCGGTATAGCGACAATGAATCCATTTACTGGAGGGCAAGCAGCATTAGTTGCCGGTGGATTGGCGGCATCAATACACGCAGTAACTACCCAAAATCAATTGAAGAGAATTATTGATACCATAGTATTGACTGTGCCAAATAATTTGACGGCAAGATACACCATGCAATATGCCGATGAAGGAACTGCTGCCCAAGCAAATTCTGCTGGGGGATTGGGTGCTGCAGGAGATGTAGTGGATGCTGTTGGTAAAGGATTGGGATCTAGAAATATAGATAATATTACACAGTCATTGAGAAATCTTGGAAGTCAAATTACCAGTGGCATTCTTGCCCCTATTGCTCTTGCCACGGGAGCTGCCGGTGGAGATTTTATGTCTAAGGTGGCAGGACTTGCCACCAACCCCAAAAAGGAACAGATCTTCAAGGGTGTTGACTTTAGAACATTCAGTTTTGAATATACCTTTGCTCCTAGAACTGCTAATGAATCGGAACAAGTTGCTGCAATTATCAAACTGTTCAAACTCCATATGCACCCAGAGTTCAACGATGCCGGTGGATACTTATTTATGTATCCATCGGAGTTTGACATAGTCTATTACCAAGGCGATTCAGAAAATCTAAATTTGCCTAGACATACTTCATGTGTACTGACAGATTGCAATGTAAATTATACCCCGAATAACCAGTTCACCACCTTTACTGATGGTAAAGCAACTCAGATTCAATTGAGTCTAACCTTCAAGGAACTTGCTATTCTTACGAAAGATCAAATACTGGACGGATTCTAATGTACTTCTCAAAAATGCCCAATGTATACGCACCATACACTATTGGTGGTGTGGAACAATATATTCAGATCAAGGACATTACAGTCAATGTTAGGTTTGTGACTGAGTTTCTATCCAATATCACTCAGTATGACCTGTATGATCTTCGGGATGGAGAAACACCGGAAATTCTTGCTGAACGGTTTTACGGTGCAGCAACCTATCATTGGGCAATTATGTTGGCAAATGATCGGTATGACTATATCAATGACTTTCCCATAGCATCCAATGTATTTGAAGAATATGTGTACCAAAAATATAATGCCCCATTTGATGCAGCTGGCTGGAGTTATGTTGGATCTATTATTACCGTGACCCAACCAAATCATGGGTTATTGACAACAAATACTCATATTACATTATCCAATGCTCATACGACCATAGTTGGCAATGGAACTATATCAACGATTGCTGGATCAAATACTATAGTTGGATCTGGCACTTCATTCAACACACAAATTATCGTGGGAGCAACCCTGCTAGATTCCACGGGGATTGTCATTGGAGTAGTATCTAATGTAGTAAACAGTACTCATCTAATACTAGTTGAAAATGCCAACATTTCTCTACTAAATCTGTCCTACCAAATAGAAACAGCACTCACTGGAACATATCAGGTGAGTGCTGTTACCCTAGATGCATTCTCCTTCAATCATCTAACTCCACTGACCGGCACACCAAGCAGAACTATGACCGTTACTCCAAGTGGATTGACCAACTATACTCACCATTACGAGACTGAGAATGGACTAGTGGTAGACTCAGATTGGGTTGGTAAACTTGCAGTGTCTAACTATACATACGAAGACAGACTGAACGAAAGTAAACGTGTTATTAAGGTTATCTCCAAAGGCATCATAGAACAAGTTGCCCGTGAATATGCCAAGGCAATGGGATGAGTTCACGAGTCCTAAATTTTGCCGGTGATGTTGATATAGAAGAATTGACTTTAATCTCAATGGTATCTAAGAAAACTTTAGATATAACAAATCAGGTCATTGCCATACATATATTTGAAGATCTGTTCTCACCATTTATTAGTGGTAATTTGATCCTAAGGGAATCTGTTGATATTTTAAACAATCTGCCATTGATGGGTCAGGAGTATCTTCGTCTCAAAATAAAAACCCCCACATTTCAAAATTCTGATGCTATCCAAGGGTTTTTCTATGTTTACAATATAACTGACAGAACATTTCTTGCAGAACGAAATGTTGTTTACAAACTCAACTTCATATCATACTCTGCTTTAACTGATGCCAATACTAAACTCAGCAAAGCATATGAGGGTAAAATATCTAACATTGCCACAAACATAATAAAGGGGTTGATTGGGCAAGACGTAGTGAATCCAGAATATATCAAGAACAACATAGAAACGACTAGGAATGCAACCAAGTATGTATCCAACTATTGGTCGCCTTCCAAGAATATGAACTACCTAACAAACCAAGCAGTTAGTTCCACATCCTCCCCATCCTATGTATTTTTCGAGAATAGGCAGGGGTTCAATTTTAAAAGTTTGGAAAATTTATACGCCCAGAATTCCCCATATCCAAAGTTCAACTTCAACCTTAAAGCAAGGGAGATAACTCCGGATGGTGCTTCCACTAGAAATATACAACGGGAGTACTCTAGGATGTATTCAATAGATTTTCCCGGTGGGTTTGACACCCTAAGTAAAATGGGTAGGGGTGCCTATGCATCTACCCTGTATACTCATGATCTGGTCACTAAACAATATAAAGAACGCAAGTTCAATTATCAGGATAACTTTGATAAAAAGGGTCATTTGAACGTATTGCCGATGACGGCAAAATCCACAAGCACTATATTTGGTCCATCTTCCAAGATACTATCCGATGAAATACATTTTGGTGTGTATAATGGATATGGTGATATATCCAATAATGACAGTATGCAAGAACGTCTCAGTCTACTAAATATGGCAGAGGCAATGAAGGTTACTGTTGTTATGCCTGGTCGCACTGATTATACTGTTGGGCAAAAGGTATTCTTGGAGTTAGTTGAACCGGAACCATTGGATAGGGCAGATACAATTGAGGCAGAGGAAGACAAGTTGTTTTCCGGTTACTATCTAATTGGTTCTATAAACCATACCATTGATAGAGAAAGACACGAGTGTACCATGAAACTCATAAAAGATTCATTATTGAAAACTCCTGATAGAAAATAAGGTAAAACATTGAACAATATATTATTTCAAGGGGTGGTGGAGAATAGAAATGATCCAATGAAACTTGGTCGATGCCAGGTTCGGATTGTTGGTATGCATACACATAATAAAACTGAACTTGCCACGGCAGATCTCCCCTGGGCATATCCAGTTCAACCTATCACCTCCGCCGCTATCTCCGGTATTGGTCATACCCCAATTGGACCTGTTCCTGGTACTTGGGTCATCATTATGTTTCGAGATGATGAGCAGCAGGAACCAATCATGCTTGGTACCATTGGTGGTATCCCACAGACCAAGCAAGCACAACAATCCAATAAAGATAACTCCAGCGTAATAGCAAGCGATAGTGGCACCTTGGTTGATAGTGGTGGCAATCAAATTACCACTGGTGATGGTACACCGATAACTGTTGGGTCAATCGAATCAACGGTCACCCCAAGTCCAGGGGCAGTTTCAGTGGCAGCAGTGGCTGCTGCTAATTCAGTCGTCTCAAGTATCTTTGCAGTTCCGATCCCTAGAACTCCTCCTGCAGGCAGCACAACGAATTCTACTCTGGCCACTGCAAATATATCTCTCCTTTTATCCACGTGCGATGAATTGGGGTTGACCAGTAAATACGCCAAGTGTGCAATTCTGGGTATTGTGGGTGGTGAGTCTAAGTGGATGCCAGTCGATGAGTATTACCAATATCCGGCAGCAATTACCCTATGTAACACATTTAAGATGACATTCAAGGGCGATCTCGAAGAAGCGCAGAAATGGGTAAACTGGAAAAGTCGTGGGTTAGATAAAAAAGAGTTCTTCAATAAGATATACAATCCGAATGGAAATGGGAAAGCCGTTGGTAATAAATTCCCAAATGATGGCGGCACTTATTTCGGGAGAGGGTTCAATCAAATTACCGGTAGATCTGGATATCAAGAAATACAGGATGCCCTTGCAAAGAAGGGTGTAGTATTGGATTTAATGCGCCATCCAGAATTACTGAATATACCAAAAAATGCTGCGCAAGCATGCGTCATGTTTTACTTGTTGAACATAAACCATGATATGAATGACCCAGGGTATTTTACCAAGGCAAGAACGAGAACTGGCAAGGATGTCGGTAATGGATATGCAAAAAAACAAGAATACTATGAGTATTTCTTGGGGCAGTCTGCATCAGTGGGATCAACAAATAAACCTGCCACAGACTCCCAAAAGATATATACTCCGGCAGAAATTGCATCGGCACCAATAGAGAAACAGGCAGCATATTCTGAAGATAGATCTGGCAATGAGACTCTTGGTTTCTGTGATCCAACCGGTAAGTATCCACTCCGTAATCTTATGGATGAACCTGATACCAACCGTATGGCACGGGGTATCATCGAATCAACTGCCACAGCATTCAAAGATGCCACTCGGACTATAAAGATCCAAGGGGCAAATAACGGGGGAACATGGGAGCAACCACTGGCACCATTCGGTGGAGTATATCCGTACAATAAGGTATATGAGTCTGAGTCTGGTCATGTCACTATGGTTGATGATAGTCCAGGAAATGAGACTACCAGTACATTCCATCGGAAGGGTACATTCACTGATGTTGATGCCAATGGCACTCAGGTGAATAAGATTGTGGGCGATGGTTATATCATTATGGATCGAAATGGGTCTATCTATATCGCCGGCACCACAAACGTAACCTTCGGTGGATATACCAACATTATGTGTCTAGGTGCTATGGACATAGAGGTAAACGGTCAAACCACCATCAATGTAAATAATGATGTAAAGATTGGAGTTGCCGGTGATGTTGATATGGCAGTGGGTGGTAACTTTAGCATGAAGGTAGATGGTAACTATAATGTTGAGGTTGGCAAGGATCATAATCTAAAGGTTGCCGGTAAGTACAATAGTGAGATCAGTGATGATCGTAACTCTAAGATTGGTGGGGATTACAATGTTGAATCCTCCAAGAATCATAACTTGCTTATTGGCAAAGAACAGCATATCTCCACGGGTGGTATTGGCACACTTAAAGTTGGTCAAAATTACAACGTAGAAGTCGGTGGTGACCATAATCTCAAAATGTTCAATAACCTAAATGTAAACGCATTGGGTGATTATAACCTGGGAATTGGTAGCAGTATAAATGCCAAGGCATCCGGCAATAACAACATGACCGCTGCCGGTGATACCAATATATTTTCTTCCAGTAAAATACAAATGCAGGCAGGGGGCGATATAAATGTAACCTCCACTGGTACGCAGAATTACAGATCAATTGGTAACCTTTATATAGATGCCGGTCCTCCTGGAACATTTGCTGCTCAGGGTGGTAATGCTTCCGCTGCCAGTATTATACCGGTAATATTTCATCAGCAGTCACCGGTAAAATCTGCGCCTGGAACTAAGTCTGTGGCGGCACTGCCATTAACTGCGCCTGCTGCTAAGTCCGGTAATAGTACTATCAGTACTGCATTGGAAACACCGGAAAGAGATTTTGCCGGAGTTGCTTCCTTTGAGACTGATGAAGAGTTAACCACTCCGGAAGGTTTGCTATCAAGTAAGATCATGGCTGCCAAGACTCCACCAGGAGTTAAGGGTGATCCAACCTACAATGGTTCTGTGAATGCCACGGCATCGCCGATAGCAGTGAAGGCAAGATCCGGTCCAATACCGGCAACCGATACAGTTTCTGCCGGTGGTGTTACATTCACTATTCTAAATGATATCAAGGCAAGAACAGAATTCCCTGCCACCTATAAGTTATCAAAGAATTTCACCATAGCAAACCTTACCGGTGGATTGCCGATATTGGTTGACAAGCAATTGCCTGGGAATAGATTTGATAAGAAACCGAGATTGATCTCTGTATCTAAGCAAGTGGAAAATATGGCATACTTGTCGGAGAATGTACTGGAGGGAATTTACGGTATCTATGGTCCAACAGGTGGAACCAGTAAGGGTGGGGCGCAGGCACCTGGAAAGGGAATATGGCAGATCAATGATGGTTTGAGAAGGGGAACTACTAAGAGTGAACACTGCGAGGGTTGTGCCGTGGACATTAGACCTATAAATAGAAGTTCAGAAGAGACATACAACATGGCAAAGTCATTGGTGTCCGGCATACGGTTCAATGAACTATTGCTTGAATATAGAACTCCATGGCATATACGAACAGGAGAGACCAGTCCAGCAGGTGCATGGTGGCGTTGGATCCATATATCTCATAGACCTTCCGGTACAGGTAACGTAGGATCATATAGCACATACTTGAATGATAAGTCAGTGGCAACTGGAATACTACAACAGATTGATCCAGCGAAACTATAGTTACCCTTTATCAAACCCTACACCGTAAGTATACCTCTACGTCAAATATAAATCAAATAAGATTAGTTGAATCTCTCAAACTGTTATAAATAGAGTATAATGAAAATATCCCGCACATTCTCAGACCTTGATCTAAACTTTATCCCACATCCGGTTACTGGTGATATTGTGAAAAGAATGGATGAATCTGCCATAAAAGCGTCAATTCGTAACCTAGTATTGACCTCTAATTATGAGCGACCATTCCACTCGGAAATAGGGTGCCAGTTGAGGAATTTGCTATTTGAACCAATGTCTCCAATTACCACCCAGTTGATCCAGAATACAATTGGTCAGATTATCAAGAATTTTGAACCAAGGGCAGTCCTGTTATCAGTGGTCGCCAACGCAAGTCCGGATAACAACTCTGTGTATGTCACAGTGAACTTTATGATCATTAATACCAGTACTCCACAAACCGTCAATATTACCTTAGAAAGAACACACTAATTATGGCAAATGATAGCAAACGCATTCAAGTCAGTGAGTTAGACTTTGATCAAATCAAATTAAATCTAAAGACATATCTAAGGGATCAACCGGAGTTTACGGACTACGACTTTGAGGGTTCAGGATTATCTGTACTCTTGGATGTTCTTGCGTACAACACTCACTATAACGCACTGTACCAGAACTTCACGGTAAATGAGATGTTCCTGGATTCAGCGGGTAAGCGCAACAGTGTTGTATCCCGTGCCAAGGAACTGGGATATACACCGTACTCATCGACCTGCGCTGAGGCAGCAATTGATGTTACTTTCACCAGTGTTTCTGAAAACCCACCCACACTGACCTTGCCAAAGTTTTCCAGTTTCATCACAACAGTTGATAATATCACATATACCTTTTACACTAGAGATGAAGTAACAATTACTCCAAATCCTGGATATGTATTCTCTGATTTGGTTATCAAGGAAGGCACTCCGGTAACATTCAAATATACTGCCGCTGCCGGTGCCCGTTATATGGTGCCAAATAGCAATGTTGACATGTCCACACTGACTGTCAGGGTTCAAGAGTCATCACAATCAACCGTGTTCCACACATATACCCGTGCCGATTCTATTCTAAATGTCACTGGATCAGATCGTGTATACTTCGTCAAGGAAATTGAAAACCAACTCTATGAACTGAAGTTCGGTGATGGATTGCTTGGTTTGGAATTGCCCAATGGTAGTGTGGTTCATCTGGAGTATTTCGTGACCAACGGACCCAAGGTAAATGGAGCAAAGGTATTCACTTATACTGGATTGCTTGCCACGACTGCCGTTGCCAGTGTGTTTTTGAAGAATGCAGCATACAAGGGTGCCGATATCGAAAGTGTTGCCAGTATCAAGTTCAATGCACCCAAGGCATACACTGCCCAGAATAGAGCAGTAACTGCAGATGACTATCAATCATTGATCTATAATAACTTCCCTGCTGCTCAGTCAGTTGCTGTCTGGGGTGGTGAGGACAATGTACCACCTGTATATGGTAAGACATTCATCTGTGTGAAACCAAAAGATGCGGACACATTATCATCAGTACAGAAAAAAGAAATCATAGATGACATACTTGGATCCCGCAATGTAGTATCAATTACTCCGGAGATTATTGATCCAGAGTATATCAACATTGCCCTGACCACCACAGTGTACTTCAATGACCGTGAGACCACTCGGTCACCATCTGAGATTAGTAGTCTAGTATCAAGCACCATTCTCAACTATAATGATAATGACCTGCAGAAGTTTGATGGTGTATTTCGGTTCTCCAAACTCAGTCGATTGATTGATAATACTGAACCTGCCATTGTGAACAATATTTCCACTATACTATTGCATGTTTCGTTGGTACCAAAGTTCAATATCTACGCAGAGTATATTGTAAACATCATCAACCCAATCTACACTGAACACGTGGCAGAAAATGCTGTGAGTTCGCATGGGTTCTATGTTCCAGGCAGTACAGAAATACATTACCTGCAAGACGATGGAGTTGGTAATATTCAACTATTCCGTCATAACAATTCTGAGACAGGGTTGCAGGCAGGGTCCACTGCAAACCATATCATTGTAAACCCAACCATTGGTACAGTGGACTACGCAACTGGATATATCAAGATACAGAACTTGAATATTACTGCACTGGCAGAGACAACATTTGAAATAATCATCAAACCTCAATCAAATGACGTGGTGTCTGCATTCCATCAGATTGCCCGTATTGTACCGGAACGCATGACAATAACTGCCATCCCAGATACAACCTCAAATGGTAATCTACGTGCCGGTCAGAACTACATATTCACCTCAAGTCGCTCATGACCGATAAAGTAAATATAGCATCAATTGTCTCAAGTCAATTCCCTGGATTCGTCCGGGAAGACCATGAGGCATTTGTTGCATTCGTC